TGCGCCAAACCGGAGCCGTGCTCAACGACCACCAAGTCGATTGGACCGCCGCCTACCAGCTGTTTGCCGGCGAGGTCGCCTACGTTTGGCACGCCGGCATCCATGCCGGCGAGGTCGCCGGCAATCTGGAGACTTGCGGATTCCGCATCCGCGCGCAGATCATCTGGGCCAAGCAGCACTTCGCGCTCGGCCGTGGCGATTATCACTGGCAACACGAGCCCTGTTGGTATGCCGTGCGGGAAGGCAATCTTCACGTTGGAACGGGGACCGGACCCAATCTACGCTTTGGCAGGTGGCGAATCTCAATCCTTTTGGTGGCCTAGAAGAGGACGGCGCCAGCGGCCACGGAACCCAGAAGCCACTCGAACTCATGCGCCGGCCCATGCTGAACAACAGCCGGCGCGGAGAGATCGTCTACGATCCCTTCCTCGGTTCCGGCACGACCCTGATCGCCGCCGAACAGACCGGGCGGCGGTGTTACGGGCTAGAGCTGAATCCGGGGTATGTGGATGTGACCATCCAGAGATGGCAAAAGCTGACGGGCGACGCTGCCGTTCTCGACGGCGGGGACTGCGCCTTTAACCAGATCGCCGGCCAACGAGCCTCTGGCCCTCACAAGGTTCACGATGCCGCGGCCTAAACTGAAACCCACCGAGGAGCAGCGCAAACAGGTGAAGGCCATGATCGCGGTCGGCATCAAGCAAGAAGATGTGGCGCGGATGCTGGGCATTAAGTCGGCCAAGACCTTGCGAAAGTATTTTCGCAAGGAGTTGGATCAAGCCGCCATCAGCGCCAACGTGAGTGTCGGCCACGCGCTCTACAAGATGGCGGTCTCGGGAGAATACCCCGCCGCCACCATCTTCTGGCTCAAGAGCCAGGCGCATTGGCGGGAGCAACCCACGGCGGCGCCCGTGCAGTTGTCTCCGCCGCCGTTTGTCGTCGCCCGGGATGAGGGAGGTTCGGACTCATGATCCGCTTGAAGCCTCCCCAATGGAGGGTATTCCAGTCGAGCGCGCGGTTCCGCATCTTGGTGGCGGGCCGGCGGTTCGGCAAAACCTATTTAGCGCTCGTCGAGTTGTGTAGGGCGGCTTGGTCGCCAGGCCGCCTGGTCTGGTATGTGGCTCCTACGTACAAACAGGCCAAGCGCATCGCCTGGAAGCCTCTGAAGGAGCTGACGCGGCCCTACTGGGCCGCCCCGCCCAATGAGACGGACCTCCGCATCGAACTCATCACCGGCGGCACGATTGCTTTGCGCGGCGCCGACCACTATGATGCCCTGCGCGGGGACGGTCTGGATTTTCTGATCTTGGACGAATACGCCTCGATCGCCAAAGAAGCTTGGCCGGAGGTGCTCCGCCCGGCGCTGGCGGACAAGCAAGGACGGGCGCTCTTCATCGGCACGCCGCGCGGCCACAATCACTTCTACGACTTGTGCGGGGAGGTGCAAGACCAGCCTGACTGGTCCGTGTTCCAGTACACCACCGAGCAAGGCGGGAATGTCTCGAGCGAGGAGTTGCGAAGCGCGGCGCAGTTGATGGATGAGCGGACCTATCGTCAGGAGTTCCAGGCGGAGTTCGATAACCTTGCCGCCCGGCGGGTGTATTACGCCTTCGAGCGTTCCTCCCACGTCCGCTCGATGGAGTTCGATCCCAACTTGCCGCTGTTTTGGAGCTTGGACTTTAATGTCGATCCGATGTGCTGTGTGGTGGGGCAAAGGGACAAGGATGAAGTATATGTACTAGAGGAGCTGGTGTTGCCGGATTCCAACACCCCGGCGGCGTGCGAGGCGTTCCTGGAGCGCACCCAACCATGGGTCCGGTGGGCTCACCTGCCGATGACCCTTCAGGTTTACGGCGACGCCACGGGCGGTGGGCGCAAGTCCTCGGCGTCGCGAACGGATTGGCAAATCGTCAAGGAGTGCCTGGGCCGCTGCAGCGATCGTTTCCGCGTGGCGTACCGCGTGCCCTCCTCCAATCCCCCGGTTAAGGATCGCGTGAACTGCGTCAATGCGCGGCTGCGGAACCAGGCTGGCGCCCAGCACCTGTGGGTCGATCCCCGTTGCAAGCAGCTGATTTTGGATCTCGAGCGAGTGGGGTGGAAGACGGACGCCCATGGGAATGCGGCTGGCGAAATTGATAAAACCGATCCTGCCCGCACGCACGTCAGCGACGCACTGGGATATATGATCGAACGGGAGTTTGGGATGCGGTCGCAATCGGGCGCCATGGCGGGATTCATACAGTGAGGCGGCCCGCCGGCCGTGTGCGCAGCTGAAACTTCTCGGCCTGGCAGAGCTATGACCTGCCGGCAGTCACTGCCGGCGGCGGGCGCTGGCTCCTACTTGGGCGCTTTTTCCCGCCGGCAGCGGGGAGAGCATTTTGGTCGTCCTTGCTCCAGGGCAGAACAGGAGCGGGAGCATCCCCGGTTTCGGGCGCCAGATCGGAGATGCGGGCGGCGAAGTCCAAGGCGATCCGCCGGCCGCCGATGGCGAATATCACGCGGTGGCTAACTGGATCGCTAAGCACGAAGCTAGGTTTCTCCGGGTTGGGCGGATTGGCTTGGTCAATGGGAACGACTCGATTCTTGGGAAGAGACGCCGGTTTGTTGTCGGGACGGTCTGGTTTGCGCATGACACTGACCATACCTCTGGGCGCCGCCCGACAGGGATCGCCACGTATTCGCCTGGGGACCAAAGCCGACGCGAGCTCACTTTTCTCTTGCCTTTTCACCGAACCAGAGCGATGAATCGTCCTGCGCGGAAGTCGCGCGCAGAAAAGGACAAAACCACATGACGAATGCAGAAACCAGCAGCCGGGCCGCCGCCTCGCCGGCGCAAGTCGCGCCGACCGCGCCACCCACTGCGATGAAAGCGGCCGGCCGGAAAAAGCGAGCACCCCAATCCCACAAGCCCGCCCACAGCGGCAAGGCTGCAACGGCGACGGAGAAGAAAGCATCCTCCCGCAACCGAGCCGTCAAACCTCCACATCCCGCTCCGAGCCTAGCCCTACGCGCGGGAAGCAAAAGCGCGAAGATTCTGGCGATGATCGGTCAGACCCCAGGAGCGACCATCGCCAGCATTATGAAAGCCACCCAGTGGCAGGCTCACAGCGTCCGGGGCTTCCTTTCGGTCGCCGCCCAGAAGCACCACCTCAAGATCGAGGCCGCCCAGAACGCAGCCGGCGATCGCGTTTACCGAATCGTCCAGTAGAGATCCTTCCATCCGGACCCAGCCGCCGCCCGGTCTAACGATCCGGCGGCGGTTCTGCTTGTGGGGAAGCTCTTAAGCGCAAGAGCCGCTCAAACCGCTCGCGCTGGCGGTCCCAGCGCGGCTCACCAGCCAACGGGCGCAAGTCCCGTTCGGTGATCGGTTCCTCTCCCGGATTCCGCGGCGACAGGAATAGCAGGTGCTCCTGGATCGAGGGCGCCAGCGTCAACAGCTTCAGGATCTGGCTGATCCGGGCCCGCGAGACACGGCCCAGCTGAGCGATTTCCGCATAGTCGCGCACCTCACCGGCGCGCACTAATTGCTCGAAGCGATGCGCCAAGGCCAGCAAGCAGGCCACGCGCGGTGGACGGGGACAGGGAACTCGCTTTGGCGCCTGGACTTCCGTCCGTGACGACCGCGCGGCAACGGCCGGCAGGGAGTATTCGATCTTCATCGGCCGAGCTCCACCGACACCACTTCCCGGGCGGCATCATAGACCACCCGCCGAACCAGACTCCGAATCCACTCCCTCGAATCGTTCTCGGCAAAAGCTTCCGATTCAGACTCCGAGATCTGGAGTTGTTCGCGGGTGTCCGGTGCGTGGAGCGCCGCCCGCACCTGCTCGATCACGGACTGTTCAAGGAAGCGGGCGGCAATGGATTTCGCCGCGCATGCCTGCACGCCGTTGGCCCGCCCCGCGCGGCATACGTAATAGCGGTAGCGTCTGCCGCCATGGGCGGTGTAGGTCGCCGCCATGGGCTGCGAGCAGCTGCCGCAATATAAAACCCCGCGCAGCAGAGCGTTCTGCGGCGTCCGCACGACTCCGTTCCGGCCTGGCCGGGCGCGCAGTTCCGCGTTTACCTTCTCCCACACCTCCGCATCCACGATCGCGGCGTGCTCGCCCGCATAGAGAACGCCCTTATGCTCGACCTTACCGATATAGACCGCATTGGTGAGGAGACGCCGCAGCGTGGCTTTGGAGAAAGGGCGGCCCTGGCGGCGCATACCCTGTTTCGTCGTCCAGGACTTGGAGGTCCAGCGGCGTTTTTCCAGCTCTTCCAATACTGCGGGTACCGAGGAATGGCTTTCATACAGCCGGAAGATCTCCCGCACCCGCTGGGCTTCTTTTTCATGGACCATCAGACCGCCGCCGCGCGGGTCCACATCGTAGCCCAGCACCGGCGTCCCGCCGGTCCACTTGCCCTTGCGCCGGGCGGCCGACATCTTATCGCGCGTGCGCTCCCCGATGATCTCCCGCTCGAACTGGGCGAAGCTCAGCAAAATGTTCAACGTCAGCCGGCCCAGGGAGGTGGTCGTATTGAATTGCTGGGTGACCGAGACGAAGCTCACCGAACGCTGTTCAAAGCGGTCGATCAGTCGGGCGAAGTCCAGCAATGACCGGCTCAGCCGATCGACCTTGTAAACCACCACGCACTGGATGCGCTGGGCGTCGACGTCTTCGAGCAGACGCTTCAGCGCCGGCCGGTCTAGGTTGCCGCCGGTGAAGCCTCCGTCGTCGTAGCGCCGAGCAACGAGCGTCCAACCCAGGTGGCGCTGGCTCTTAATAAACGCTTCGGCGGCTTCGCGCTGTGCCTCGAGGGAGTTGAATTCCTGGTCCAGCCCTTCCTCCGTCGATTTGCGGGTGTAGATGGCGCAGCGAATCTTTTCAGCCATGGCGGCGCTCCGCAAGTCCGAAAAACAACCATCCGTTCCAGCGCGTGCCGGTGACTTCCCGGGCGA